GCCATAGGCAAACGTCTTCACCAGTGTTCGTATAGATGGTTCACCTGGTGCCTCATAGCTTGACGCCTTCTTGACCTCTTTATCAGTGAGATGTGGAGGGTAACGAGTAGGGAACATAGAGCGACAAAGCTCAACAAAGAGATCCCGACTTGGATCATTGAAGATATCACGAGTCAGCTCTTCTTTAGCCAACCAAGTGAGCACGCGAAGCTCAGCCTGGGACATGTCCACGCCAACGAGAATCCGATCGTCTGAGCGGGCAATGAATTGTCTCTTAATCTGGTCGGCCCGTGGAATATTTTGGCTGTTAGGGTTCCGTGCAGAAAGTCGTCCAGAAGTAGTACCGTGGATGAGGAACGATGGATGAACCGTACCCTCGGCAGTAACCTTTTTACGGAGTCCCGTAACGAACGTACCGTCCATCTTGGTGATGGCTCGGATATCAAGAATAAGTTGCGTTGTACCTCGTACGCTATCTGGGATGGATCTGTCATCGAGTAGTACTCGGAGAGTATCTGCTTCCGTGTTTTCAAGATCGATTCCCTTATCTCGGTAGTACTTCTGGACCTGACCTGGTGAGTCTACGTTCAGCTTGTGTGGGACTCGGAGATGCTTTCCTTTGGCCTCAAGGTCACATACTTCTGGTAGACCTCTCTCAAGGTCTTCACGTTCCTTGGCGTATTTGGCTGCGAGTTCTGTTGAGTAGGCGACGTCAAACCCAAGGCCACGGGGTTCAACGAGGGTGAGCATGTTGGACACCCTAAGCATGAACCGGTATGCATTATTCAATCCCAAACGGTCAAGTTCTCGACTAAAGTATGCGTGCAACAAACGGGTGACGTGAACATCGAATGCGTTGTACTTGTGAAGAATATCTTTAGGGATATTTCCGTAATCCGTTGGTTGTTTTCCGTCTGCTCCCTTAAGGTAAGGAGTGATGACATGTTTCCAGTCATCGGTACCAAGAAGTTCCATACCCATGTATTCAAGTCCATGCACTCCTTGGTATTCATGTAAGGCATAGCTCTGCAACATGGTGTCTTCGCTGAGAATAGGCCCCTCAAAGTCTGGGTATCCTAGGTACGCCCGCAGTGCGCCCAGGTCAAACTTTCCATTCTGCGCACCGAGATGGGCCGTAGAGAGGAAGGTCATGAACCTCTGGCGGAAGAGAGGATCTTCGAAACATGCCTCAGTGAAGACAAAGACAGTGTCCTCACCTTCCTCACCGATACCGACACACAGCATCTTGTTCATATGAACGTTGCCGTATGAGATATCCTTCTCTCGACTGGTCTCAATGTCGAGGTGAAAGAGAGTGGGTCTGGTAAGTGTCTTGATAATGACAGCAGGGAAATCCCGTCCGTACTTGTCTGGTGAGATGACCTGAACGTCAGGCTCGTACCAGAGGTCGGGAAGGTACTCGGCCGACACAGCCTTACCTATATCGCTAAGCATGTGAGGGAACTTCTCCTGGCTGCGCAGACACGCGGCCGGATGGAACGTCGGGACCACGGAGAAGTGATTCAGGACCTTGGGACGGCCCACCCTGAGCTTGGTAATGCCCGATTTATTGTCTGGCATTACTGCTCTTACGGCAGAGTTTCCCATGGGGACAATCGTCTTCACGCCAGCAGCGGTGAGTTCCTCTTGTAAGCGCGGACGGCAGGCTTCAATTGCCTCCTTAGGCAACTCTTTCATGGAGTCGGGGTAGTGGCATAGTGTGGCGTTTCCTAGGAAGACCGACTCTCTTTGGACTCCGTACGTGTCAAGTACTGCATTGAGGAGTTGGCCTGATGGCCCGATGAAGACTTCTTGCTTAGCAATCTCGTAGCGTCCTGGTGCCTCTCCAATGAAAGCGAGTGTGTTATCACTACTACTCCGAGGAGGAACAGTAGGAAAGCTACTAGGTACCATCCGTCCGCGTTCACGTAGTGGGCACTCCTCACACTTAGCCGTAGGGTGTTTCCTTACGAAATTGCCCTGCGGGGACGGAAAAAGAGTCGTCGGTTGGCCTGGACGTCCCTTCGATGAAGCAGTATTCAATCCGTTCTCTCGAAGATTTAGAGCCATTAGAAGTGAATCCCCTTCGGGTACTGATCTTAATCTGTCCGCGAGCTACCAAAGTGGTTTCTACATCTGGCACGTCCTTTGCTCGGACGTGAAACTGTCGCATCACTTGTGATCGGGAAACTGGTTCTGGGTGCTTATCTCTAATGTATTTGAGAATCTTATCTGCCTTCTTCTCCCATGGGTTGATATCGGGAGCCTGTTCTACCCCCTGTGCAAAGCTAGTTGCACTGTCTAGGAAGATATCAGAGAGCCTAATGGCCTGGCAGATATCACTAAATTCTATAGTCAGAGAGCGTCGTGCTGCTGCTAGCAGAATTGAGAGCTTGATAACGGAATCTGCCAGTCGCGTATACATCGGAGTGTAGATCTCGGGGGAGGTAGAGTTCTCGCCAAGCTTGACGGCATCGAAAGAGAGCCACCTGATACGATCCCAGGCGTCTGGGGCGGCCTGCATCTCGCGCTCACCCTGTACTACGGTGCGCTGTGTAGTTGTATTTCCAAGCGTCATCTTCTGAACCTTCGGCTTGGGCATCCAGAAATCAACGATGCCGTACAGTTCGTCGACAATCTGAGACCTTATGTCCTCAGATTCGTCATAGTCCTTTGGTGGTCCGATAGGCCGTAGCTGGTCACTCGTCGTGGTGCCCGACACAACGATGAACCTCGGCAGGAAACCGGACCGAATGTGCTCGATAGATACCGCCTCTTGCATCTGAGACTTGATTCCACCGCACAAGATAATCAAGCGTGGCTTCTTGACATTGATTGTCCCAGAGCGCAGTGTGCGCTTCTCCTGACGTCCGTCATATAAGCTAGTCAGGGACTGGAGTATACCTGCGTTGTACTCTTTCTTGACGGCTGCCTCAATAAATCCTGTGATCTCATCTCGGTGGAAGACCGAGGCTTTACCGTCACGGTCTTGAAGTTCTGTCAGAATGCCCTCTGGAGATCCCTCAGTGCCCATGAGGAAATCGTCCGTGGGGAGTACCTCCCCGAGTGTTCGCATGGCCAGATCCATAGTCGTACTCTTGCGTGTCACAGTAGTACCAGCAAGGATCATTGCCCATAGGTTGGGACGAATCTTTGCGTGTTGTGCTGGAAGAGTCACATGAGGACAGATGATGGCAGACAGAATTACCGCGCCACCCGCTACGTGATACTGTTTGGGTGCGTCGGTTACCGAGAAACCGTACTTCACGTACCGGTCGATAAATGTCTCCTCAGGTTCACTGTCACCTTTCCGTTTGAATGTGATATAGTCAACCATGAACCTTCCAGACGACTACAAAGACGAACTGGCCCCGACCCCTTAATAGGATCGAGGCCAGTCGCCCAACTCAAGATGTGTCAGTCATCATCTTCCATACCGTCATAGAGGTACTTCTGGATGACGTTCCGGGGGCCGTACTCCTTGGACGGGTCGTCCTTGTCTCGCCGTGCTCCGACAGAGCGAATCTTGGCTCGGAGCTTCTGGCCTAGAAGTTCATCCCAGTCCCACTCCAGATCTTCAGCACCTTCCTCATCGGAAACCTCAGCACCGAATGCGCGAAGCATGGACTTGACGACTGGAAGACCACCCTCTCCATATGTGGCGTATGCGTAGAGCGTACGACCGTTGTACTCTTCGAGGTCACCTTCGCAGTCAACGATCTCGAACTTCAGAGCAGTGTTCTCCGCTCCCGCGTTCGGACCGCTCTTGGTGATCCCGTCAGTAGCCTCAACGAGTTCCAGGACGTACTCACCACTAGGCGCAGGAGTCCATTTCTTCGGTTCCGGCACACCAGCAAAGTTAATCTTTCGCGTTGTCATTTACTTTGACTCTTTCATCTTGAGGTTTCCAGTTGACTTTGGTTTGTCGTCCTCTGCGGACTTGACCAGCGCACCTGACCAGTACTGATGGATCAGAGGCATAGTCGGACTTTCCAACTTGTGTGGCAGCTTGCGAGTTCTGTCCTTGGCCACTACATCTCCAGAGAGACCAGTCTGAAGAACGCGATTCCCATTCCGGTCAACTGAGAGTCGGTAGACATCGTTGACCATTCCAGGCATCTCACCCGCAAGCTTTGCAGTGAAGGCAGGAGTCCACTTGTGGCGGGTCTCTGACTTCTCAATATCAGTTTCCCAAGCTACCAGGATGACGTAGCAGGGCAACTCTCGGAAGGCACGGATAAGCTTCCGCATCTGCTCCGATGACTGGTTCCATCCTCCATTGGCAAAGGTAGCCATGACAAACTCGGTAAAATTGATACCGGTCGCGGCTAGCTTCTCAGCCTGGAATCT